CGCGCTGCGGTGTCGGCAGTGGGTTCGGGATCATCGGCGTGCGCCGCCACAACGGTCGGTGCGGGCATCGATAGGTCCAGCGTCTTCTCAATCGACTTGAAGTAGTCATCCGTGTCGGCTTTGTAGCCGCGAGCGATCGCCAATTCGTGGGCCGCGATCATCTGCTTGTTTTTCTGCTTATCGTGCACGAAATCCGGATGCGCGCGGACCCAAGCGGACGACGGCGCCGACATACCCTTGCAAAATGCCTCAACCGGATCAGTCGGGGCCGGTGGCGGCGCGTTTTCGAGTCGGATTTTGCCGGCTTCGAGCTGCGAGAGGCGTGCTTCGTTGCGTGACATCGCGCGCTGGGCCTTCGCGACCGCTGCGAAGTCCTGTGCGGCGTACGCATCGGCTAATTGCTTCTCCAGAACATCGTTCTGCTGCGTGGTTTGCTCGATCGCGCCCTTGAGCAGGTCCAATTGGCTCTTTTGCGTCTCGCCGCGAGCGTTCGCTTCCGCGTTCGATGCCTCTCGCGCGCGGGATTCGGCGGCGATGCGCAGTGTTTTCTCGTCATCGAGCTGCTTTTTGAGCTTCTGGACACCCTCATCGGGCGTAACGACCGCGGCTTCGCCTGTTTTGGCGGCCAAATCGTCATCGATGACGACGGTGGGCGCGGCTTCAGAGCCGTTGGCGGCTGTTTTCCCCTCGGCGCCCTTTCCCTTGGCGACTTCGGCGTCGATTGCGTCGAAATCTACGGTTACGTCATCGGTTTCGGCCATGTTGGTTACCAAATCATCAGTGGTGAGGGGACTCGCAGCCGGATAAGTTTGTCGCGCACCAGTCTGCAGGGAACAAAATCCGAGATGCTGAATGCGTTCGGGTCTGAGGTGAGATCAAAAGTCCATGTATCGGACGTTCTGACGACCACCCAGTCGTGCAATTTCACATCGAGTTTGAAAGCGGCGCCTGAATACTCGTCTTTGTGCTCAAAAACGCATGCTTCACCGATTTTTACGACCAACCCGGCCTTTCCCTGATAGCGATCTTCCTTTTGGGCCCCAGGAATGACCAATCCGCTGGCGGTGGTCTCCGGTCGCATGAAAATCGCCAGCAGAACCTCGTTCTGCGCAACCTCAACGGCAGAAATGTCACCCAGCTTGTCGAGTATGACTTTTTTTAGGTCCGTTTCCGCGCCGTCGCGCTGTTTGATGGCCGTCACCGGCATGATTCAATCCTTACTGAGTTTGGTTTCGACTTCGCCGTAGAACTGGTCGATGACTTTGTTGTATGCGCGAATCTCCCCGACGCGCTCGCGGTACTGATCAATGGTCTTCACCGCCATCCCGCTGCCCAATTCTTCGTGGAGACGGATCAATTCGGTCTCAATGTGCTTTTTGAGCTCGACGTCGAAGCGCATCAGGTGCGCGCCGCCCGCTCCGCCTTCTCCAGCCGTCCCAGTCCGCTGCCCGCACCCGCATCGATCGGATACGCGCGTCCGCCGGACTTGCGCGGCATCATGGCGCCTGGCGGCGGTCCACCGGGAGGCGGCATCGCGCCCTGCGGAGGTGGCGGCGGAATCGCCATGCCCGGCGGTGCGCCCGCGCCCGGGGGAGGCATCGGCATCGGCGGCTTCGGCTGAGGTTGCGTGATGATAATATTGACGTTCGTACCTTTCTTCGTGCGGCCGCCACCTTTGCGGGCGAGTCGACCACCAACCGGACGGGTGCCGTCATTGATGGCGCCGCCCGCTTTCTTGCCGACACGTCCGCCGCCACACTTCGCGCATTCACATCCCGAAGCGTGCACTTTGCCACCCGTGGCGCGCTGCATCGGGCGCATAGGCATGGCCGTCGGCGCGGCGCCACGCGGCGCCATCGCCTGACCCATCATGCTGCCCGCGGGGGCGGTAGGTGCAGCTCCGGCGCCGCCGATCTGATTCGCGAGGCTACCGGTCGGGCCGCCGATGAGTTTGCCGATGCGGCCGCCCTTCTTCATGCCGCCGATGTGTTTGGTGCCGGCGCGGTCTTCGTTGGCTTCCTTGACGTTAGCGTTGAGGAGAGAATCTGGTGTGATGGCAGCGCGGCCGCCATTGGCGCGGGGCTTGCGGTCGGCTCGAGCCGGGGCGGCTTCTCCGGCAACTTTTCCACCTCTGCGAAACTGGCGGCGAGAGATGGGGCGCGGGCCTGTTTGAATGTCGCCATCAAGCGGACCGTCCGGAGCATAGTTGCTGGCGTCGGTGCGTTGATGAGGATCGGAGCGAACGAGGCGTTCAGCCTTGGACTTGGCCGCTGATCTGGCCTTCTCGGACATTTCGCTCATACGTGCCTCGCGGTCATATGGTGGGTGAATCTACGCTTGTCGGCGGCGGGGCGCAATTTTCAATAGGTTCCAGTGGTACAGTCTTGCCAGCCAGTTTGTGCGTACAGTCGCTGAGGAACTGAATCTGGCCGGCCCGGATGAACGAGTGACACAGGAACGGCGGCTTCTCGCCACGCCCCCAAGTAACCTTGAGACTCGGCGAGATGGTTGGCTTCACTAAGTCGCCGTTAAAATCCCATGCTGGGCGCTTTGATTTGTCGGTATTGAATCCGTGGTCGCATTCACACCCAGGACAGTAGAAACTGTAATCGAACGGATCGCCGTCGAGTTTCTCCAGCACTTCGCCGATCACGGTCCCACTCCCTTATCAACCTCGCGGATGATGCCCAGCGCCTTCTTTCCAGCCCCGCTCACGCCTACCTGCTTGCCGGACTCGCCAGCGGTCGGCGCGCTGATCACCGATTTCGCGAGTTCGAGCGCGGCATCCTGTCGCTCCGACTCGCGGTCCTGATCACGGTTTTGATTTTCGATTGCCAGCTCGTGCGCTTTCAGTCCGACTTCCGTGCGACGTGTCTGCGCATCCATCAGTTTGGTCTGAGCGGTGATCGCGTCCAGCGGCGAATCTTCGGGCTGATTGCCAGCGACGCCACCACTGGGAGGCTTGGGGGCAAAGTGGCCTGTAGCGACTTTGGCATCGGCTTCTTTTGAGCGAGCTGCAGCTTCCGTGGCGCGAGCTTGTGCTTCGACAGTTTTTGCATCGGCGGCTTTCTGATCATTCGCCATTTCGGCCTGCGCCTGAATAAGTTGCGGCGGAGGCTGCGCGCGAGCTGCGGGCGGCACAAAAAACTCTTCCGGATTGGGCCATCCCATCGCAGCAAGAGCCGCTGTGTCACAACGGATTGGATCATACAAATTCGGACTCGCTTGCTGTAATTGCTTGAGTCCCATTATTTTCATCATGCGTTGGCCGCTAGACGATGTATTCGGATCCGCTTGAGGCACAAGATCGCAATCATTGAGTGCTTGTACGTATTTCTCCCAATCGATCGGGTTCTTAGGTTTGCACCCTTTGCAATAGATGGTTTTCGGATTTTCTTTGAAGAGTGCTTTGAGCATTTGGAACTCTTCAGCCTGTGCCGCATGCATCCTTTTATGCACCGCATTGAGCACTTTTACCGCCTGATCGATCATCGCGAGTACGGTACCCACCGGCACATCGGCGCGCCCCTCGCCCACCTGGACTTCGGCCGTGCCACCGATACGCCGCCCGGTCTCCGCCATATCGTTGACGAGTTGCATCAATGCCGCCATGCCTTGAGTTGAATACGGCAATGGCATCACGGCATCACGAATCGGCATGCCGTTGGTCTTGATCGGCGCGCCGCCACCCGGGGGCACTCGGAAAATATTGGTGTTCTGCCGGCCGCCGCCGTCGGCCATCAGGAAACCGGGGAAATTCGCGTACATGCCCGAATCGAGCATCTCGCGCCACGCCGCGGTAATGGCATTGGTCGAGTTGCCCAGAATGTGCAGCAGTCCGATATCGTAGAACCCCATCCCGGGCACGAACGGATACTTGACGAAACGCTTCTTAGCCACCGGCAACTGATCGGGATCACTCTCAGGCGCCTGATCGTAATTGCGCACCACGGACAGCGTCTCGCGTGACGATTTATCGATCGTTACCACGTAGGGCACCGCGAGTCCGCTTTCGTTGCCTTTGTGCTGGTGCTCGTAGCCTTTGATGTCGAGCTCGCAACAGGTCTCGTAGATTTCCCGCTCACGGTCTTCTGGGCGTCGCATCGTGTCAACAGTGATGCCCTGCTGCTCTTTCTCGGCTTCCTCAAGCGCGTCAGACTGGGGCGCCACGGCATCGGACAGAGCGATATCGCGATACACGCCCAGAATCTGCATCCGCCTGACCGTCGTCGGCTTCATCATTGAGCGGTGCGTCACGCGCTGCGCATTGGCCAGATCCGTGGCCGATTGATTGACAATCAGGTCTTGCGCGTCAACAGACTCAGCGACGGGGCGATTGCGTAGCGGGCACTTGTATACTTTTTTGAAGCCGCTACCACCAAACCCCGTCATAAACAGCATGCGATCGGTATCGGGGTAATACTCGGTAGCAATGGCGGTCAGGTAGTGATTCAGATCCTGTTCGAGTGCGTTGGCCACCGCATCGCTGACGGTGGTCGGCGAAGTCGAGTCGTTGCGGATCTTGACCGGGCCATCGGTCGGCAGGAGTTCACTGCGCGCGTTGGCCTGGAATCGCAACACCGCTTCCAGCAGCAGCGGATGTCGGACCTTGCTCATGCCCTCGACAGGAGCACCGTCACTGGCACCCTGCACGTTCGGCAGTTCGATCTTCAGGCCCAGCAGTTTGACACCCAGCGCCCGGTCCTCGATCCACTCCTGACGGCTGGTCAGATCGTCGTCGATACCGCGCAAAAGATCGTCAGTAATGCGACTGAGTTCATAGGCGTCAATCTTTTCCGCCAGATTGTCGAACCACTGCGCCGGCTTCTCCGGCCGTGGCTCGGTCAGCGGCTTGCCGTCGAGTGAGATCGTGATATCGCCATCGCCGTGGACGATCTTGAGGATGGCGCCCTCGTCATTGAATTCGGGGGCGTCGTCAGCGTCAGCCAGTTCGACCTGAACATCGGCCGGTGGCGGCGGGTCGGGGTCCGGGAGCAGGCGCAGGGAGGTGTTGGGGGCTAGGCCGGCCACGGGCTCGCCATTCGCGCGTTGTCTTGCGCCATACTCATGAGAATGCGGCAAGATTCGCAGGGCTCGCCGATCTTAATGCCGTGTAAACAGCGCGACCCTGACGGCGTGCAATGCTTGCAGTCAGGATCACCGCACGGTCGGCCTAAACGTTTGTCGCAGAACATAAAGCCAGGATCGCTCACGCCCGCTTCCCCTTCCCGCGCTTGGCGGCGGCTACGAACGCGGCTTTCGCTGGTGCCATCGGCGGAAACGGCTTGAACAAGTCCTGATCCCGCGAACAAATCGCCATGTCCGCGATGGACTCGGGGCTGGCCACGATCTTCATGCCGGCCACTTCGGCGCCTTCTTGGAGCCCCCGCTCGACCAGCGCCTTTAGAACCGGGCCGTTGACGTGAAGGCAGGTTGGCGCGAATCCGCACAGATTCTCGTACGCGGTGCGCGCCTCGATAATGCGGCGGATCAGCGTGCCGTCGAACTTCACCGAGTAGTCGGGGGCCGACATGACGGACGTCGGCGTGTTCACTGGAGTTTGGCCCGCGGCGCGAGATCGGCCGCCTGATCGCGGATGACCGCCGGCTGAAATGCCTTCACAAACAGTTGGAGCCCTTTCATAGCAGCCGCATCTTCGTCAGGAGCGGCAATCGTGTAGCGGCGGATAAAATTGTGGGGAAATTCGCCGGTCACGATCACGCGAAACAGGTAGGGTCTTTGCACGCGCGAAATCAGATCGACGGTGGCCGTCGCGCGAGGCGGCGCAGTCGATGGAGTCAGAACCACCGCTTGGCCTTCCACGCATCCCGAATATTCGGCCACGCGTACCAGGTCGTGATCACTGCGATGAGAATGAAAAACGCCATGGCGGCATCCTACGTGAAACAGAAATTAGGTGCAAAGTCAAACTTAGCAGGCATATAGCGGCTGCTCCTGGCCGCGGAATTGTTTATCGGCTTCGATCTCGGCTTCCCGCTCCGGCTGCCGAACGAGTAATCCCATATCGCGTAATTTTCGCAGGCCCATCGACGTCAAGTCTACGTACTCGTCCCGCTTTCCTTTTGGGTGCTGCCCCACCTGTGTGATCACTTTTTCCATCCATGGCCGATCCGGCGCATACACGATTCCTTCGGCAAATAAATGTTGGATGCTGTAAAGGCGCGCGGTTTTATCCTGACTCTTTGGATCGAAGAGTTCGACACCAAATTTTTCGCGCGAGTAAAGGCGGCGAATTTCTTGCGCCACCGAGATACCTGACGCCTTGTTTTCGATCAGCAACGTGTCAACTTTCATCTTCGCACAGACGTTCGCGGATTTCTCTACGAGTTCGTGCAACTCAAGGTGATCGGTCCACGCATACATACACATGACGCGCGGCGCAAATTCAGAATACGTTGAACTCGGCGTGAGCATCTCTCCATTCGGTCCGACGATACGTGTCGTATGCGCTTTAACATCGCCGGAAAAGATGCCCCAGATGAGCATTCCGCTTTCGTCGTTAAGGGTGTCGGTTGTGTAGGCTGTATCCAAACACGCGAGGATAAAATCCATCGGCGGAAACGATTCGTGATCCCATAGCTTCCACCATTCCCGTTTGATGATGCCGCCGCCTTTCGGCTCAGGGCGCTGCTGAAGCTGGCCCGCGGCGGCCCACGGGCCGAGCGCGCGCTCAAGATTTTTTACTTCTTCTTCACCGAATCTTTCAGGCCACATCAACTGGCCTTCTTCAGTACGCGGATCGCTCCAGCCGATTGGCGTCATGAACGAACGGTCTTTTTCGTAACGCATCGGAATCATCAAATGCGTCCATTCGCCTGCATTCTTTTCGAGAATGTGACCAGTAATGTCGTCTTCCGCAATTCGCTGCTGAATGATGATGTACGCACCGGTCTTTGGGTCATTGAGCCGCGTGGATGCAACCGTATCAAACCAATCCTTCACGGATTGCAACGATGCCTCGGATGCAACATCTGACGCAGAATTCAAATCGTCGCCGATCAGACACTGACTTCCCTCACCTGTGGTAGTGCCATCGATAGATGTGATCAGCCTCTCCCCGCCTTTGCTATTCGTGTAGCGGGACTTCGTGTTCTGATCGCTCACCAATTGGAAGCGATCGCCCCATCTCCGCTGATAGTACTCGGATTCAATCAACCGGCGACTTTTCACTGAGTCGCGCATTGACAACTGATTGGAGTACGACGCGTACAGGAAGGGGACTTGCGGCCCACTCAGCGGGCCGATGCGTGATTGCGCCCACACCCACGGAACGAAGCCGACCGACACCAGGGAGCTCTTGGACGTTCGAGGGCTAATGTTGATCAAAAGTTTTTTTATTTGCCCGTCAGCGACGGCTTGCAAATGTTCGGCGATGGCTTCAATGGCCCAACTGTCAACCCATTTCGCCGGATCCATGTAGCGCCACGCCTGACGCATGAAAACGTAAAGACTTTCCTCGGCGTCAACGCGATCGATATCGAGCAACTGCGCCTCGGCGTCGACGGAGCGCGGGTCGAAGGAGGCGGGGTTGAAGGCGGTCATCGGTTACGTGAACAGATCGCCGGACGCGCGGCCCTTGCGTCGCGATTTATACGCCGACTGACGATGATGCTCGCCGTCGTAGCGCAGGTGGCACCGCTGACACAGGAACAGCAGATTCTCGTCGGCGCAGTTTTCTGGCGTGTGATCCAGGTGCGCTGTCGTGCAAACTATTTTCGTGACGCGCAGTTCGTCACAGCAGGTCCACGTCTCGACCTGCATCAAATCAAAGGGACTTATATACATGACTCCCCTTGACACTTTCCCCGTGGGGGAGTAATCTACATACCGTAGATTCACTAACCGGAGTAAATTTTATGTCAAGAAAGTCATGGCACCTGATTTTCCGCGATGCAAAAGGCTGGAATGTGGTTCTTAATTCCGAGTGCTCCACGAGGCCGGCGGCCGAGATACTGCTGTCGGACCGCGTAGCGAACGGCGAAGCGTTTCCAGGGGAAGCGGTATATCCGGACGCCAAGAGCCGCACCATCGTTCGGAAAGCATACAGCAACCCAAAAGGTGGCCCTGAAGCAGACGCGCCGTGAACGACAACCTCACCATCAGCACCCTGCAGCTGTTCCATCTGTTCCCGGACGTGGAATCCGCGCGCCTCTACCTTGAGGCGCGGCTCTGGCCCAACGGTCCGCGCTGCCCGATATGCGCCACAGGCGAGCGCATCACGGCCCGCAAGGACGGCTACTACCGCTGTCTGGCGTGCCGGGAGGACTTCACGATCCGCACCGGCACGATCTTCGAGCGTAGCCACGTGCCACTCAACAAGTGGCTGTTCGCCATGTACATGCTGGTCACGGCCCGCAAGGGGATCAGCAGCATGCAGTTGTCCAAGGAGATCGGCATTACGCAGAAGTCGGCGTGGTTCGTCCTGCATCGTCTGCGCGAGGCTTGCGGCGACGAACTGCCGAAGCTGTCCGGCATTGTCGAGATCGACGAGACATACGTCGGCGGCAAGGA